AGATCGGCGAAGCCAAGGCAACAATCAAGGACAAGACCGAGCAGAACGCCAAGCTGGCGGTGCTGGAGGAGCAGGCCACTAAGGCGCGCCTTGAAACGCAGTATCAACTGCTGGAGCTTGACAAGCAGCTAGCTCAGCTGAAGGAAGACACGCTGCAGGGCATCAGAGACGAAAACGCACTGCTTGAAGCCAAGCTGCAAGGCAAAGAGAAAGAGTACGAGCTACAGAAGCAGATCAATGATCTGGTCAAGGCAGGTCAGGGCACTGTGAGCGAGGGCGAGGCAACTGCATTGGTGATGCGAAATCAGCAGCTAACTGAGCAGGCCAAGAAGCTAGAAGAGACGGAAGCGATGTGGCAAAGCCTTGCTGGCACGGTCGAATCTGAGCTGGGCTCTGCGATGAGCAATGCCATCACTGGCTTGATTGATGGCACGCAGACCGCTGAGGAAGCCTTCAGCCAGATGTTTAAGAACATCGGGGCGGCGTTCATCGACATGGCCACCCAGATGATCGCCCAGGCGCTGGTGATGAAGGCGCTTGGCATCTTGACCGGCGGCGGTGGCGGCGGTGGCAGCTGGGGCGGCTTCGGCATTGATTCCACCGGCATGGGGATGGGGTTCACCCCGTTCGCCGATGGCGGCTTCGTCGATAGGCCCACCCCAGCACTTGTCGGCGAGGGCGGCTCGAACGAGTACGTCATCCCCGAGAACAAGATGGGCAGCGCCATGCAGCGCTGGAACTCAGGCGCTCGTGGCTCCTCCGTGATTGACGGTGCTGACCCAACAGGCGAAGGCGGCGGCGTAGCGGTAGCCGAGCAACCACCCCAGATCAACATCAGTGGTGGTGTAATGCAATTCGATGGTCAGGGCTATATCCGGCAGGACCAGCTGCCCAGCATCATTGCCCAAGCAGGTAAAGCTGGCGAAGCCCGCACACTGGCCAGACTTAAAAACAACCCTGGCGCTCGTCGTCGGATCGGCCTATGACAACGATTGCATTCGGGCATTACTGCCGCGTGTACAACGACGCTGGAGCGATCGTCTACGCCTTCCAAAACTTCTTCATCGGCACCAACGTCCAGTCTGAAGGCGTGACCTATGTGTTCGTGCCATTTGGTTTTTCGGGCATGTCCACATCACGAGAGGGTGAGCTAGGAGCCTCAACGCTGGTCTTCCCAAACAACGAAATCTCACGCGGTTACATTAGCGAGGCACTACGCGGCAAACGCCTAGGCGAAGACGGCTGGCGTCTGCCCTACGTCGTCGAGGTAGACCTGAACATCCTCGACCCCGCCACCAACTCGGTAGCACGAAAGCTGCTTACCTACGTCGGCCAGTCCACTGCAGGTGGCTGGGACGACACGCAAGCATCACTCCAGCTCAGCAGTGTGTTGGACGCTGCTACGTCTGACATTCCCACCCGAACACTGCACCAGCGGTTGGTCGGAGCCCTGCCCTTTACAAGCAATGTCCGACTGCGCTGATCTGATCGGCACCCCATACGTCTACGGGGAAACGGACTGTTTGTGGCTAACCCTGACGGTGCTAGAGCGTTTGGGCATCGACGCACCAGCGCTGAACCGCGAGTGGTATGGGATGAAGCCTCGCCAGTGGGGGAGGGATCTGGTGCGCTGGGGAAGGCGTATTGAGAAGCCGACCTACGATGGTGATGTCATTGTCTTGCCGTCACCAACGGGTTTTCTGGTCGTATGGCAGAACGGGATTCTTTACATGTGCCCAGCCAGGCAGGCAGTGCAATGGTCCCCGCTGCGATCTATAACCGACCTTTACTGCCTTACGAACGGCAGCTTATCCAAGCTCTGGGCATATCGGAGCAGGAGTATCGAGAGTTTGCCGCCGAGGTAGCGCATAAGGGTCGTCTAAGGCCGTCTGAGTACGACCACATCCCAGACATTCAAGGCGGTTTCGTAGTCCCGATCCTTATCAGCTTTGCCATCGGGTTTGCGGTGACGGCAGTGTCAACGCTGCTGGCTCCAAAGCCGCAGATGCCTGATGAACAGGAGAACAGGAGCAAACAGCTTGCCAGTCAGCGTGGTCGCACGCGCTTCAATAACTCAGTTGGCTTCGATTCTGCGCCTCAGCTGGCATTGCTGGGTTCGCGTGTCCCACTTGTATTTGGTCGCTACGAGACCTATCTATCAGAGGAGCCAGGCTCTGAGACGCAGGTAGGCGAAACAGGTGGTCCTAGTGGCGGCATTGTCGTCGAGCCACTGCTTGTGTGGTCGCGGATGCTGAGCAACGGCAGCTTCCAAAGCCTGAAGGTAATGGCAGTGGTCGGGCAAGCAGGCATCCAACAGGCACCTGCCATCGAAGGCGTAATGGTTGGCGGTCAGCCAGTCGCCAACTTCTACAAAAGCAATTACGCCTTTTTCTGGGATAGCAGCGGCGGTCCCACCTACTTAGACCTTGCTGATCTGATTGCGGGCGAGGCATCGCCTGACGGCAATTTTCTGGCTCCAACGCTGGAGTCGGAAAACACTCGCGCCTTTAGCGCTGCCTACAGCCCCTCAAATTCGGCATCGTTTGGCGTTTATAAATCCATCCCCAACGGCGGGCACTTCCGCGTTAACTGGAAGGTTGTCAGCTGGCCCGACGACGTAGGAGATGACCAGCGAGAGCGCCTTAAAACTGAGCGCCGTCTGATCGCAGGCAGCCATGCTGACGGCAGGAAGCAAGGGATGCCCGGCCTGGGGCGTTGCTACAGCGTTCGTATGGGCGTGGTGAAGATTGCTGGCAACAAATACGAACTGCCTACTGTCGTGCGTGTCAGTCGCGGCGACAAAATTGTGTTCTCTATTAGCGGCGAGCAATTTAAGAATGATGAGTGCGGGTTTTCCAAAAAGTCTGGCGTCACCGTTGACGATCTGAACAACACGCTAGACGGCCTCCGCGAGGAAGCCGATGAGCAGCTGCGCGTAGGCGAGATCTTTATGATCAACCGCACGTTGCTGCGCGTTATTGACCGCCCCAACAACATATGGAAACGCGGCAAAGATTCTGACTACACGCTAGAGGTCATTGATTTCACTGGTGCTAACCGAGAGATCGCAGCGATTGGGACACGAGCCTTAAAGAAAGACGTGCTGAAAGAAGGCGGTGACAGCCCTCCAGACGAAGCCTACAAGAGTGTGTCGTGGTATCCGCTGCACAAGGTCGACATTGGGCAGGTGCGAAACACCCGCCCGTGTGAGGTTACAGAGCTAGGGATCAGGAGTCAGCTATGGGCACAGGCCAATGGTTTGTGCAACTTCAACTCCGTTCCAACTCCAGGCGAGCTGAAAGATTTCGACTTCGATAACGTCCAGATTCAGTCTGGAACGATGCAGAAGTACATGAAGCGCACCAGCTTCTTTATGCTGGCGGTCAAGCGCGTAGACAACCCCTTAGGGCTAAAAGAAAACGGAAGCGAAATCAGCGACAGCGACCACCTGTTTAGCGGCTTTGACATCATCAATGATTACATCTTTGGCGTGCAGGGTAAATCGCCCACGGATGTCTACAACTTTATCCGCATTGCGCACCCGCAAAAGGACAAGTACGAGTTCCGCCTAATCCCTAAAGATGCCTGCAACATCCACCGTTACGAGTTCTACACGCAGCAGCAGGTCTACTTGCTGAGTAACTCAGGCAATCTGCGCACTTGCAACGCAACCACTGATTACGGCACGTTTGAGCTTCGCTTCAACGCTGTCCAGACATCGTATCAGGCAATCTTTGATTTGCTTGAGATGCGCTCAGGCGATCAGATTCGTGCAACAAACATGAACTGCACGGTAGATAGCCTTAGCCCCATTGGCGTGCTTAATTCTGGCACTGGCGGGCTATGGCAGGGCTATCTAGAGACAATTCTTGGGCAGCTAAAAGACCCAAATGTTCCTGGCGGCGGCAATAAAGCAGTGTATGGGGAAACGCGAACGCGCCAGTTCAGTTTCAGCGACGGCGGGGTCCAGTTTAACTGTGAAATAACCGGCCACGTTGCGAATTACGCCCACGATTCTGCTTTCGTTGCAAAAAACGGAACGGCTAAAGCCTGGGCAATTAACTCCGTCCGTGTGCTCAGCACAGCAGGTAACACAATCGACGAAAAGACAGTTTACGAAGACACACGAACATTAGGGGCTTCCTGGTACGCCTACCGATTTGGAAAAACTGGCAATGTGACGATGCAATATAGAGCCACAGGCGTTGTGTGCCGAGAAGGGGCGCTGCTTCCTGACTGGCAGCGTGAGTTCGAGAACTACGCAGGCATCAAAGAGCTAAGCGTTTATCAGGAGCTGGTGCGTAGCTGCGCTAACGGTCCAGAGCACCAGATCGTTTACATGAACGAGTCGCTTGCCAACCTGAACGAGGCAAACTACAACGATCTCACAATGGTTGGCTTGAAGCTTCGCACGCTGAATCAAGTGCAGAGCTTCCAGCAGCTTCAGATCTACCTGAAGGACGGGATGAGTGTCACCCGCTTGGAAGATGGCGTTTACGGCCCCACCAACAACTTCGCTGATGTGGTCTACTACCTGTTGACGCAGGTTGGCTCGTCAATCGGGCAGGAGATCAGCGGGCGCCTGATTGACCGTGACAGCTTTGTGCAAACAGCACGGTTCCTCAGGCAAATGCGTGCGCGGTTTGACGGCGCAATCACGGACTATGCAAACCTCCGTAGCTATGTCACACAGCTAGCGCCGTTGTTCTTGTGCAACTTTGTGGTTAAGAACGGCAAGTTTGCGCTTGTACCTGCCGTCCCAGTTCGCAGTGATGGCGAGTTAGATACAGGGCCAGTGCCCATCAGCCAAATCTTTACTGACGGCAACATCATCGACGGCTCGTTTGAGCTGACCTACCTAGAGCAGGCAGACCGCCAAGACTTCCGTGCGGTCGTGAACTACCGCGAAACAGAGGTCAACGGTCTCACGGAAGAGAAGACGATCCTCGTCAAATGGAAAGAAGAGGGGACCGTTCCGCCAGCGCAGGAGAACATCGACATGTCGCAGTTCTGCACGCGCCGTGGTCATGCCTTCTTGGCGGCCCGCTACCTGATCAGCATCCGCAGGCGGATTGACCACATCATCAAATTTCAGACCGTGATCGACGGCTTGAGTCTGGGGCCTGGCGATTACATCCGTGTGAACCTGACCGCCTCTCCCTACGAGAGTTCTCAGAATGTCGTCGTTCAGGGCAACCTGTCGCTCTTTACCCCAGCAACGATCGAAGACAACACCTATACCGCCTTCGTTTACCGCCAGGGCTCCGAGGAGGTCGTAGAGGAGCGGATCACCGTCGAGAACAACCGCGTAACCGATCCGACGCTGGCCAACGCGCTGCTCAACATCCCAGTCATCACAAGGCGCTGGGGCGTTTACATGGTCGATAAGCTGGACATTACAGAGGAGGGCCTCGTGGACATCACCGCAAGCCACTTCCCCGTGTTCGAGGATTTACGTAGCAAGATTGTGGATGACATCTTGCACGCCAAACGCTTTACCAAGTTTGAGGTGATCGAGTAATGGCTTTCCCCAGCCTGGCCCCTACCAGCCGCGCCTATGACGCTGGCGACTTCCCTGTCAAGGCGTACAAGGCCCAGAACGGCAGCGAGATTCGTTACCTCTACGGCAATAAGCGCACAGGGATGCAACTTCAGCTGAGCTACGAGAACATTCCAGATTCCAGCGCTAAGGACTTCGTGGCGCATTACCACGAGATGTATGGCACCTATGAAGTGTTCACATTTGAACCAAATGGTGCGGGTCACCCGAAGGACGGTTGGGAGGACGAGGTGAAATGGATTGGCGCCGGGTTCTGGGGTTCGCAGTGGCGCTACGCCGGACCGCCGACTGTGACTGCGGTTTACCCCGGCATCTCTACAGTGACCGTAAAGCTGGTCGGGGTGTTTAGCTAATGGGCTATTACAGCGGGACAGACGGCGAGCTGCAGCTGTATGACGCCAAGGCAGGCACCCATCAAACGCTGGCGCGTGTCCGTAACTGGTCGTTTAGCAGCAGCGTTGCGACGCTTGACACCACAAACCTGGGCGACACCGATCGCACTGTGGTCTCTGGTATCCGCTCAACAACAGGAGCCTGCTCGCTGTTCTATTACCAAGACGCACCAGGGGGCGGTGGTGATGCCAGCCTGCTGATCCGCAAGCTTGTCCAAGCCCGCACCACACAGGGAGATGACGGCGTAGCGCCAAAGCCCCAGAACGCCCGCATGAAGCTACGGATCAAGGATGGCTCTGTCTTGGGGCGTTACATCGAGGGTGACTGCGTGCTCACATCGGTGTCGATGACGATGGCGGTTGGGGAAGTGCTGAGCGCTGACGTGGCGTTTGAGTTCAACGGTGCGCCGCTTGGGGTGGTCTTGTGAGTGGCATCTATCTCGGCGATAGCGGATCGGTTGAAATCCTCCGCACAGCGCTAAACACCCCGCTCTCCTCTTTGCTGGACGAAGCAGATGTAAACGTCACGCGCAAGCGTTTCAGCTTCGACTTCGATACGACCGCCCTGATCACAGGCGATCACATCGAGATCCGCACAGAGGATGGCAGCGACTTGCAACTGGTCGCTGGTCACGCCTTCCCTGACTGGCGCGGTTACATCAACGTTGACCAGGCAGGTGGCATCCGCTTGTACGCCAGCTTTGCGGAGGCGATCAACGGTGAGCTTGCAACGGCGCTTGACCTGATTGCCCCCACGGTTTCTCAGCCGATCCTGGTCCATGCACGGGACAGCCGTTATCGGTTCCTGGCTCGTGTGTCGACGTACCAGTTCACGACCAGCCGCGAATCGCTGGATCTGACTGGCTTGGGGGAGGAGCATCGTAGGCAGTACGCCTCAGGTTTGATCTCCGGCCAGGGCAGCTTGACCTGCTTTTGGGACTACGAGCGCGAGCTGTGCGATGGCCTCGGTAACAACCAGCTAGAGCTGTCGCAGTATCTGGCGGAGCTGGTGCTGCGAGCACAGCAGGGCTCGAGTTTCGGTGCGCGTCTCAACTTGCTGTTGGATGGCAGCAACTCTGTGTGGTGGGACTGTCCAATCTGCATCGTCACCAATGTGGCGATGGCATTTGAGCCGACCCAGGTCATCAAAACAACGATCGAGTTCGTGACGAGTGGTTTGCTGAAGCTGAAGATCGGCACGCCACCTGGTTACTCCACAGACTTCCTGCTGCAGGAGAGTGGTGACCCCTTGGAAGTGGAAAGCGCGTAGGCTCCATAGACTGAAGCCACGACTCGTAGTAGTGCTGTGGCCGACCTGAAGATCAGTGAACTGCCCCCGCTAACTGGGGCACTGCTACAGGCAGCTGATCCGTTCGCGCTAGCTGATCTCAGCGCCAGCGAGACGAAAAAGATTGCAGCAAGCGAGCTGGCGGCAGGTCTGGCCTCTCTGTTCCCACCGGGCAGTATCCCGAGCAGTGCAGTCACAGGCACGTTGGCGCCTGGCTCAATCGGTACAACTGAGCTGGCCGATGGATCTGTAACTGCCCCGAAGCTTGCCGACAACAGCAGCGGGGTCGTAGGTGCAACACTGCCCGCCTCTGGTGCGTACATCGGCCAAATGGCGGTACGCACAAGCGATAACACCGCTCATATCTGGACTGGTGCTTCCTGGCTTGCTTACAAGGCAGGTGGTTCGATCAATAGCATCAGCAGTGATGCAGCTGGCATCAGCCGCATTACCGCAACACAAACGGGCGACAGCATTGCCCTTGACACCTACTTAGCGGATACGGTCGCAGCTGCTCAGTTCCTGGCTGGGCCGACAGCAACAGGAGGAGCGGTCAACTACAGGGCTATTACGGGCCTAGACGTACCAGCTGCAACTGCGAGTGATCGTGGTGTGGTGCAGGTATCAGGCAACGGCCTGCGCATGAACGGCACGTTGCTGGAGCTGGACAACAACATCACGGCCACCGGCGGCGCCTTCGGTCTGGTTGATGTCAACGCCAAGGGCCTGGTGGTCGGCACCCGCGCGATTGCCGCGACTGACGTGCCACTAGCCACCAGCTCAACGGTTGGCGTGGTGATGCCAGGTAGCGACCTGGAAGTCAGCGTCGGCGGTGTGTTGGGGCATGGGACAAAGATCCCCGCTGGCGGCACCTTTACCAAGGTGACGGTCAACACCACGGGGCACGTCACCAGCGGATCCAACCTGGCGGCGGCAGACATCCCCGGCCTGCCGGCCAGCAAGATTACCAGCGGCACAATCGCGCCAGCGGTGCTGGGAGAT